ATGAGCGAGGCGAAGGAACCAACCCCGAGTCCAATAGAGCGCGCGTTGTTTGAGCAACTTGACGGCGTGCATGTCTATTTTATGGAAACGCAACATGGTGAAATAGATGAAAGCGATCAGGGTCGCATTGACGCGCTGAACGCTTATCGCAATGCCTATCCAGAGCATGTCTGTGGTGAAACGACGACATGCCGTGCCGCGATGAGCGACAAACAGAAGACGGGAGCTGCGCCGACGGCGAGAGAAGGGTGCCAATTTAGCTACGGGCTTGGCGTTTGTGGGCATCCTTGCGAGGACGCCATTCACGATGAGGGGGCGGAGCTGTCGTTTCACAAATTTCGGCAAAACGCTGCCGAACCTCTTCCTGCTGAGACGAAGCCCGCTCCCTCTACTCCAGCCCTAATCGAAGCATTCTGTCCAAAATGCAGAATATCCGTATCCAATACGACTGCTGGCGTTCGTGAATGTCCCGTATGTCATGGATATGTAGCAAAGCCCCGGCCTGACTCATCCTCTGCCAGCACAGAGCCTCCAGCGCGAGAGTGGGATATTGCCATTCCCAAAGCCACATCGGCAACGTTGATGATTATAAAAGCAGGGGTGGACATGGAACTCAAGAAGCGCGGATTTTCCAGCACAGAGCAGACGTTTGAGGAAGCATGGAAAGAGATTTATCCCACTATGTGCGACATGAGTATCGGTATGCACAGAGCATTTAAAGAAGTTGCCGAGAAGCTGTGGAACGCAGCGAAAGGATTGAAATGAGCGAAGAGAAAGTTGAGTTGTGCCTGAACGAAGACTGTGACTCAAACCATATCTGCTTCAAACCGAAGGGTCACAAAAGTCCTTGCTATATCCCTGAGCAGCCATCCATGACTAACCAACAACAGCCGTGGTCTGGAGATGGGGGAGAGCGCCGGAAACGTAGTGCTTTCGACGAGATCGTTACGCCTATCATCCTCCCTGAACCAAAGGAAGAGAACCAGCCTAAAATAGGCGAAGATGTTCCAGAAAAAATATGGGGTGAGTTTGGATTAGGGCAGCCCACCTGTCCGCAATGTGGAAATTCTAAGGACAACCCAAGGGAGGACTCCATCGAAAGGATGCTGGTTTGCGGTGATTCGTTTCACGCGCGGCCCGAGCCAAAGGAAGAGAACCAACCTATGAAATTTCACGATTGCGGCGATGAAATGTGTCAGATGTGCAGTAAGTGTAAAGGCTGCGAAGGGTGTGAATGTATCCCATCGACTCGATGCCAAGGCTGTGATGCATTGGCTGAGCTGCTCGGCTCGAACCTTGGCGCAAACACAAAAGGTGTGCAAGTTATCCGAGACCTCGTGGATAGCCTCTCCACCCTCCGCCGCGAACTAAGGGAGATCGTGGAGGCGGGGCTGCCGCCATTAGCTGAACCCTACAGACAACATCCTCCTGTCTATTCCATGATTCCTCCAGAACGGCGAACTAAATGGAAACGAAAGTGGAAAAGGATGGATGAAGAGGACTGCGAACAACATCACTATAAACACTATGAGTGGGAGTGCAGAAAGGTATTTGAAGAACTTGAATGCCGCGAACGCCTACACCACTCCCTGCTTGAGCGGCTGGCGAAGCTGACGGAGGCCTCGGCGTGATCCAGCCCCTCACCATCGGCAAAGACGGCTTCGCGTTGCCGCTCGACTTCGTCACCAAGACGCAGGCCATTCTCGCCCGCAAGCGTAGCGGCAAAAGCTACACCGCGCAGAAGCAGGCCGAGCAGCTTCTCGAACACGGGCAGCAGATCGCCGCGCTCGATCCCACCGGCGCATGGTGGGGTCTGCGCTCCTCTGCCGACGGCTCCAGCGAAGGCTACCCAGTCGTCGTCTTTGGCGGCGAACATGCCGACGCGCCACTTGACCCACTCTCCGGCGCGGCCATGGCGAACGCGCTCGTAGAGCACGGCTTCTCCGCCATCTACGACCTCGGCGAGATGACCGCCGACAACCAGGTCATCTTTGCCGCCGCCTTCTGTTCCGAGCTCTATCGCCTCAACCGCAAGGCCATGCACCTCTTCCTCGACGAGGCCGATGTCTTCGCCCCACAAAAGACGATGGGCCAGAAAGAAGACAAGTGCCTTCACGCCGTCAAGCGCCTGGTCAAGATGGGCGGCATCCGTGGCATCGGCTGCACTATGATTACGCAGCGGCCGGCGGTCCTCAACAAAGACGTGCTGACACAGGTGGACATCATCACCGCCATGCGCATGTCGCACCCGCAGGACATCAAGCCGGTGTACGACTGGCTGGCCAGTGAGGTCGATGCATCCTTTGCTGGGAAGGTTCGCGATGCATTGCCTTCCCTGCCCACCGGCACGGCCTATATCGCGTCCAGCCTCATGGGCATCGCCCAGCGCGTCGAGATCGCACAGAAGACGACCTTCAACAGCGGCGCCACTCCGAAGCCGGGGGAAACGCGCGTCGAGCCGAAGGTGCTGGCCGGCATCGACGTCGTCAAGCTGGGCGAGGAGATCGCCGCCAGCGTCCAGAGGGCAAAAGAAGAGTCGCCGGAGTATCTCAAACAACGGATTCGTGAACTGGAAGCCGAGGCTGCCAAAGGAGGCAAGGTCGATATGGGATTCATCGAAGAGGCGCAGGCGGCACAGGCCGAGCTCGAGAAACTACGCGAGGATCGTGTCGGGCTGATATACCGCGCGAATCACGCCGAGGGGAGGGTGCGCACCTATGATGCGGCCATTGGCCGGGTGCTGGATGCCGTCATGGAACTGCACAAGCTGCAAACGGAAGAGGTTGATCCTGACGACGTATCCGCGATCGAGATTCCATCGCCACCGTTGGTTCGCGCAACAGCAACGACAGATGGAATGGCGGCTGCGCGCCCCCCTGCCGTTTACTCTTCGCAGGCGGAGGTACGGTATAAAGTGTCGATGCGACACGCCGAGGGCATCACCACTGCCGAACAGAAGGTCCTCGACGCGCTCGCCAGGCTGGAGGCATGTGGCGTCAGTTCTCCGTCGAAGAACCAGCTTGCCGCCTTCGCGGGCTACTCCAACCCCAAGAGCGGCGGCTTCTCCATGCCGATGGCCGCTCTCGTCAAGAAAGGGTATGCCACGTCAAACAATGGCTGCTCCTCGCTCACAAGCGAAGGACGGGCCCACGCCGCCAGCCACCCTGCACCGGCCACATCGCGCGAGTTGCAGCAACGCATCTTCGACCTGCTGGGCGATGGTGAAGGCAGGATCCTCCGCCTTCTGATCGCGGCCTATCCGAAGATGATTGCGCGGGAGAACCTCGCCGACGCCGCCGGCTACAGCAATCCGAAGTCGGGCGGGTTCTCGCAGCCGGTCGCGCGCCTGATTGAACTGGGCTTCGCGGAAGCCCCGGAGCGCGGCTGCGTCAAGGCCCATTCCATGCTCTTTCTCGAAGGTCGCCGATAGCCCATGAACCGCCGTCTTCCCATCCCGTTTCCGAAGCCTCCGCGGGTCCGCGCGCCGCGCAAACTCAAACCCGCGACCAAGGACTGCGCCCGCTGCGAGAACATGCTCAACCGCCGCCTGGTCGTTGAGCACAGGGACGGCGGAGGACTGACCTACGCCCCGCTTCCCGCCATCCAATGCAAGCACCGCGGCCGGCCCTACCGGCTCAACGGCTTGCTCACCATGACCCTCTGCATCTGCTGTCTTCGCAAGATCATGAAGAAAAACGTCGTCTCCGCAAGAATCGTGCGGCCAACCCACAAGGCAAAGGCCGATGTCCACGATTCCCCTCACCCCAAAGCTGCAGCAGTACCGCGACTTCCTCAAACAGAAAGCGGTGAGCGCTCCTGACCGGGGCTTTGCCGTTGACCTCGACTGTTTCCATGCGCTCCTGAAGCCCCATCAGAGACTGCTCTGCCAGTGGGCGTGTGCCGGCGGACGCCGCGCTATCTTCGCCAAGTTCGGACTCGGCAAGACCGTCATGCAACTGGAAATCTGCCGGCTGATGCTCAACATGGCGAGCGGCCAAAGCCTCGACGGCGTCCTCGCTCCCGGCGACAAGCACGGCAAAGCCCTCATCACCTGCCCGCTCGGCGTCCGCCAGGAGTTCATCCGCGACGCGGCCATGCTCGGCGTCACCATCACCTTCATTCGCAGCATTGAGGAGGCGCAGCGTCCAGGCCTCTACCTCACCAACTTCGAGACGGTGCGCGACGGCAAACTCGATCCCGCCTGCTTCACCGTTACCAGCCTCGATGAAGCCAGCATCCTCCGCGGATTCGGTGGTACCAAAACCTTCCGCGAGTTCATGCGCCTCTACGAGTCGGTTCCTTACCGCTTCGTCGCCACCGCCATCCCTGACCCCAACGACCACATCGAGCTGCTCGCCTACGCCGCATACCTCGGCATCATGGACGTCGGGCAGGCCAAGACGCGCTTCTTCAAGCGCGATGCGACCAAAGCGGATGTGCTCACCCTGCACCCGCACAAGGAACGCGAATTCTGGCTCTGGGTATCGAGCTGGGCCATCTTCCTGCAGCGGCCCTCCGACCTCGGATTCTCGGACGAAGGCTACGACCTGCCGCCGATGGACGTTCGCTACCACGAGGTCGCGGTCGACCACACCAACGCGCCAGTCGAGAGCAACGGGCAGCACACCATGTATCGCGGCAGCGTCTCCGGCGTTGTCGAGGCCTCGCGCGAGAAGCGCGACACCATCGGCCTCCGCGTGGCGAAGATGCAGGAGATCATGGCCGCCGACCCCGACGACCACTTCCTGCTCTGGCACGACCTGGAGGCCGAGCGGGCTGCGATCGAGGATGCCGTTCTGGGATCTGTCAGCGTCTACGGCACCCAGGACCTCGACGAGCGCGAGCAGGCCATCATCGACTTCTCCGATGGCAAAATCCAGCACCTTGCCGCCAAGCCCATCATCGCCGGCAGCGGCTGCAACTTCCAGCGCTACTGCCACCGCGCCATCTTCGTCGGCATCGGCTTCAAGTTCAACGACTTCATTCAGGCCATCCACCGCATCTACCGCTTCCTCCAGACGCGGCGGGTGGTCATCGACATCATCCACGCGGAGAGCGAGCGCGAGATCCTGCGCGACCTCCTCCGCAAGTGGGCGCAATACGAGGAGACGGTACAGAAAATGAGCGAGATCATCCGGGAGTACGGGCTGGACCACGCCGAAAAGATGAAGGAACTGGCCCGCAGCATGGGCGTCGAACGCATCGAGGCCAAGGGCGAAAACTACGCCCTCGTCAACAACGATTGCGTGGAAGAGGCCATGTCCCTGGCTGAAAACAGCGTCCACATGGTGCTCACCTCCATCCCCTTCAGCACCCAGTACGAGTACACGCCCAGTTACAACGACTTCGGCCACACCGACAACAACGAGCATTTCTTCCGGCAGATGGACTTCCTCACGCCGGAGCTGCTCCGCATCCTCCAACCCGGACGCATCGCGGCAATCCACGTCAAGGACCGCATCGTTCCCGGTGGCATGACCGGCCTAGGTTTTCAGACTGTCTACCCCTTCCACGCCGTCTGCATCCAGCACTTCGAGAAACACGGCTTCAAATACATGGGGATGAAGACCATCGTCACCGACGTTGTCCGCGAGAACAATCAAACTTATCGGCTGGGCTGGACGGAGCAGTGCAAAGACGGCACCAAGATGGGTGTCGGGATGCCGGAATACCTGCTCCTCTTCCGCAAGCCGCCCAGCGAATCCATCAACAGCTACGCCGACACTCCCGTCGTCAAGTCGAAGGCCGCATACTCCCGCGCGCGGTGGCAGGTGGATGCGCACGGATTCTCCCGCAGCGCGGGCAACCGGCTCCTCACGCCGGAAGAGCTCGAGCATCTCGACCATCAGGCCATCTTCAAACTCTTCCGCGACTACTCCCTCACCCACGTCTACGACTTCGAGCACCACGTCCGCATCGGCGAAGCCCTCGAAGCCCGGCGCATCCTGCCCGTCACCTTCATGCTGCTTCAGCCTCCCAGCTGGCACCCGGACGTATGGAGCGATGTCACGCGGATGCTCACGCTCAACGGCGCGCAGCACGCCAAGGGCAAGGAACTCCACATCTGCCCAATGCAGTTCGACATCGCCGACCGCGCCATCGAGCAGTTCACGATGGAGGGCGAGACGGTCTACGACCCCTTCGGCGGCCTGGCGACGACGGCGGTCCGCGCCCTGAAGCTGCGCCGCAAAGCCATCTGCACCGAACTCAACGCTCGCTACTTCCTCGACGGCTGCGCCTACGCCAAAGCGACGGAAGACCAGATGGCGATGCCCAGCCTGTTCGACACACTGCCGGAAGAAGAGGCGGTGTCCGCATGAAAGAACTCAGTTTATTCGCAGAGCAAATCGCCCAAGAGGATGCTGCCGCTGCGGCGGCTGCTGCTGTAGGGGAAGAGTCTCGACGCGATCGGATCGGTGAGCGACTAATCGATCTCGGGTATGTTGCAAACGATTTTCAACTTGATCTGAACTCGCACCTCGGTGTCTGGCCGGCACTGAAGGATGTCACGCTTCCTCATCCCTTCAGTCTTCCGTCGCGGCTTATGCGGTGGCCGGTCGAGCATTGCCGATACGACCGCGATTCCAAAGACTGCTGGAGCGGTGAAGAGACGCAGACGCGGCTGGGCCTAAGCCACCCACTCCTTGCCGAACATCCTCTCGTTCTCAAACTCAAGGCCGATGGCTTTGAGGTGCGCGACGAAGGTGTGCTCTTCGAGACGGCGAATTATTCGTCATGGCACCATGCGGTCGATCTCTGCACCGATGCTCACTGGGAGGCGTTGGTTGAAACCAAGAACTTCACCGAGGACGAAGCGATCTACAGCGCGGTGGCGTTCAAGGTTGGATACCGGAGCGAAAACAAGGCCGATCTCAGCCTGAAATCAGCGCGCGATGTGATGGACGCAATGCGCTCCCCGGAACCTCTGAAAAGAGAAGCATGGAGAAAGTTCAGGGAGCCATCGGTCATATCGGAAGCGAAGAATGCCGACCGATGGCCGATCAATGCAAACCTCAACAGTAAAGAGGAAGAGGCCTGGGCAATGATCCATGCCATCGAGGATGGAGCGATTGCATTCCATGGCAATTTTCTCGGATGGACGCCGAAAGGTCGTAGCACCTTTGGGTGCGCGGCGGTGCTCGCATGATCCGCCTCTACCGGCAAGCCCCTTGTCCAAACTGCGGACGCACGAAGGACGCACGAGCAAAGTTATGTCACAGGTGCGCTGGCGCGGGCGCCCCTCTCAGCACAGACCCGAACACCATCTACGCCCGCGAACTCGGCGTCAGAACGCGCACAGTCCTCGCGCTGGGCGGCCACGAGAAATTGCGCGCGCTTGCTCCCGAGGTCCGCGCCCTGATGCTCAAGCCGTTCTGCTCTGCCACGCGCCGCCCCCGCTACAGAGGCGGCATGGCCGCGCTGGGCATGAAGTCGATGGTCCCAGCCCGGCTTACCCAACCCGATTCCGCTCCCGAGGTCTCCGCATGAAATTGCAGATCACCGTTCCCCTCACGCCTCCCAGCGTGAACCACTACATGAAGCATCGCGTGGCGAAGATCAACGGTATGAGCACCGTCATGGTCTACCCATCGAGAGACGCGAAGGAGTGGTGGAAGGCAGTAGGCAGACACTCCACCGGCCGCTCCCTTGAGGCCGATGGTTTCGAGGTTGCCTACGTCGTCTACCAGGGCACGAACGAGCGTGGCGACGTGGACAACTACGGCAAATGCATCCTCGACGCGCTTGTCAAAGCCGAGGTCATCGACAGCGACCACAAGGTCACGGCGATCCATGGCTACAAGGTCCGCGACCGCACCAATCCTCGCACAGAGATCACCATTCGGGCCGTAGGGCAGTTGTCCCTGCTCGAACCACCCATGCCAGCCAAGGACGACTGGTAGACCACAACGCAGGCTGGAAGACAGCCTCTAACCCCCGCACCACCCACGAGGACACCATGTCTATCCCGTTTATCAGCAAGGGCAAGCGTGTCAAGCTCACCCTCCGCAACGCCGCTCTCCTCCGCAAAGGAGACGAAAAGCGGCACCACTTCAAACTCGAACTCAACCTCTCCGACGGCGGCGACACCCTCAACGGCCTTCCCGAATGGATGCAGAACGCCTACACCAACCTCATCCAGAGCGGCAACCTCACCGACCTCCAGAAGTTCGGCAAGCTGCGCTTCGATAATATGTCGCTCGATATGTACCCCACCTACAGAGGGCGCCGCTTCTTCTCCATCATCAACGGAGCGACACTCGCATCCTTCGCCATGATGCGCACCGGGGAGAAGGACGAAGACGCCGAGGTTCGACTCTCGTTCTCCGCCTACTTCGCCGGTCGCCGCGAGATTCACGACTGGACCTTCGACCACAGCCGCGCCGATTTCTGGATGTCGTTCGACGCGCCACAAGGCGAACTCAACCTCGCCGGCACGCAGCCGGGAGCGAGCGAAGACGTGGGACAGGATGAGCTCGACCTCGACGACGACGAAGAAGACGAAACGGACGATGAAGAGGATGATGACGAGGACGACGAAGATGAGGACGAGGGGCTTGACGCCAAGCCGCGCGACCTCAACGGCGCGGACCCATCCATGCACGATCCCGCCCCGGCTCCGCTCGTAGGCCTCGTCCCCCGTCGCACCCCCGCACACCGCGGCGTTCAATAGCCCTCCCCCAACGAAACCCGTGGGGAGTCGAAGCTGGCTCCCTGCCGCACCAGCAGTCAGGAGAATATATATGAATTTTGGTGAAGCGCTGAGTTATCTCAAGACGGGAGGTCTCGTCGCCCGCTCTGGATGGAACGGCAAGGGGATGTTCCTGTTCCTCGTGCCGGGCAGCACCTTCCAGGTCAACCGCGCACCTCTCAACGTCATCTTCCCCGAGGGTACGCAGATCGACTATCGGTCGCACATCGACATGAAGACAGCGGACGGAAGCATCGTTCCGTGGGTCGCAAGCCAGACTGATCTACTCGCCGAAGATTGGAACCTCTTTCCCAAAGCCTAACCGCAACAAGGGGGCGCAACCACTGGCTCCCGCTTCACCCAAAGGGTGATCACAATGCCCCAGGCTCCAAACAACGAAAATCTGCCGGCGTCCATCCACATCGAAGTCGCCGTTCTCGGCGCGATGTTGCTCGACGAACTCGCCCTCCGCGATGCGCTGTCGCGGCTGGCTGTCGAGGATTTTCTGCTGGACTCACACCAGCGCATCTTTCGCAGCATCGCGGCGCTCGCTGCCCAGGACGGAGGGGTGGACTCGCTGACGGTGCAGTCGGAGTTGGTTCGACGGCGCGAGTTGGACGCCATTGGCGGAGCGCAATATCTCGCCTTCCTTACCGAAGGACTTCCGCGCAACTTCCGCATCGACAACTACATCCAGATCGTCAAAGACAAGGCAAATCAGCGCAAACTGATGCGGCTGGCCGATTCCCTGAACGCTGCCGCCAGCGAGTCCGAACAGCCGCCAGCGCAACTCGTCGCCACCGCCAAGCGCTGGCTCGACGAGATCGAACTTGAGTCGGGCGCGGATGCCCCGATGGAGTCCGTCGCCGAATACCTCGCCACCCGCTACGCCGACGAAGAGCGCGTCTTCGACCTCGACCCGCGCGAGCAGGGCGTACCCTCCGGCTTCCCCTGGCAGGACGACAAGACCGGAGGCTACGTCCCCGGCAAACTCTACATCATCGCCGCACGCCCCTCGATGGGCAAGACGGCCAAGGCCATCAACGATGTCTCCAATCTAGCGCTCAAGGCCAAGGTCCCGGTCGCCCTGTTTACCTTCGAACAGCCCAAGGAAGAGCTGCTCCAGCGCCTGCTCTGCTGCCGCGCCACCGCCAGCCTCACCGACTTCATCAAGGGCCGGAGCGACTACGGCGATAAGGAAGCCATCCGCAAGGCCTTCCGCGACTATCAGGAAGCTCCACTCTACTGGGACGACAGCTCCGGCCTCACCGCCTCGCAGATACGCGCCCGCTGCCTCCGGCTCAAAAAGAAGATTGGCAGCATCGGCGCCGTCTTCATCGACCAACTCAGTTTCATGTCATGGGAAGACGTCTACGAGAAAGGTCTGCGTCCCGACCAGCTTATCGGCAGGATGACGCGCTCGCTCAAGCGCCTCGCCCGCGAACTGCACGTGCCCGTCATCCTCGTCTGCCAACTGGGACGGAGCGCGACCAAGAACAAGGACGCCCGGCCCACGCTGGCCGACCTCAAGGAATCGGGCGCGATCGAAGAGAACGCCGATGTCGTGGCCTTCCTGCACCGCGCCGAATACTACGACCGCAGCGACCCATCGCTCAAGGGGAAAGGAGAGTACATCATCGCCAAGCAGCGCCAGGGGCCCGTCGGCTCGCACGTCCTCAACTACATGGCCGCATCCTGCAAGTGGGTCGACAAGTGGGAGCCAAAGGACGGAGACGACGACGGCAACCAGATCCCCTGGTAGCACCCGCAACGCACCACTCACCCACGAAACAGGAGACATCCATGCAGCCCATCCAGGTAACAGACACCGTTCGCGCCGTCCACACCCACCCCGTCACCGGGCGCCGCGCCTTCTTCGCCACTGTTCTCAGCGTCCAGCCAAAAGTCGACGGCGACAACGGAACCAACGGCGAACCGACCATCACCATCGCCTTCATCGATCACACGAAGCTGTCGATGCTCGGCAGTGCGGATTGGCACAAGGCGTTCGTGCGCATCCCGACCGTGCGCCACGTCAGCCACGACGAAGCCCAGCAGTGCGCCACCGAGTACTGCTGGACCGATCACATCCCCTCGGACGAGCTCGCACACGGTCTCAATATGTACGACCTGAGCGCGCCGGCAGCCAAGGCAGAACAAGCTCAGGACACCGTAGGCACCATCGTCTACGTCAACCACAAGAACGGGCTGGATGTCTTCCACGGCGGCGAGGGGATGTTCCGCGTTCACTTTGCTGGCGAAGACCATGACTTCTCCGACCCCTTCTCCGCGCAGGTGTTCGTCGATGCCCAGCCATCCCCGGAACCCGTTGCGCGTACTCCGTGGGCACAACTGACTGAAGCAGAACGCGACGCGGCCACCTACCCCACATGGGATGGCGTCATCACCCGCAGCGGCAAGACGCAAGTTGAACTCGACGTAGAACATGCGGAACAGCGCACAACTGCGATCGAAACGAAGGAGTACACGGACGGCACGACCGCGACCGGCGTAGTCCCGCTTCCCGATCAGTCGCCGGCCCAGCAGGACGCAGCAGCCATCGATACTCCTTACCTCGTGAACGCCGACGATGGCACAATCAACCTCATCCGGGGGGCGATCTGCCTGGGTAACTACAAGACGGACGAAGAGGCTCAGTCGGCTCTCGCGTTCGCGCAGCAGTCGTAACCACCATGGCGGTTCTCTTCGGAGGACCGCTTCTACCCATAGCAAACAAGATATTGAGGGGACAGAGAAAATGGGCATAGTTGAGAATTTGATGGATGAAGCGGGGATATCTAAAGATGATGCGGAATGGGGGTTACAGTACAACTTGACACATGCATCCATAGACAAAGAGTTTGGGGTCCGCTTCGGCCTTAGACAATCGATAAAGGATGTGATTCGTAGTCGCTATTCATGGCAGACGGTAGGCGACAGGGAGTTGTGGCTTCCAAATCCGTAGACTTATCTCCCCATCCGCTTCTTGTTCCGCATGTCGTACCGTGTCATCCTGCCCGCACCGCTCATCCTGCTGATAAACCGCTCTGCGGCAATCTGCGCACTCATCGGATTCAGGTCCTTCGTGATCGCCTCCAGTTGCTTCGCCGCAGGTATCGGCTCGGACTTAGGGAACTGCATGTTGACGTACTTGCTCGCGTCCCAGGCGTGATTGTCCTTATCGACAATCTTCTCCGTCTGGTTCTGCGTCATCAGTTGCCGCGCCGTCAACTCCGCCCGGCGAATCCGCTTCATCTCCCACAATAGGTTCGGCGAGTCATACGGATGCAATCCCGGCTGACGCGTGTCGCTCTCGTTGCGGCAGACGATGTACATCTTCGGCTTGTTACTGTGCAGGCTGCCCCAGACGTCATCCTGGAGCCGCTGCACGTAGGCCAGATCGCTCCGCTCGCCCTCGTATGCCCTCATCCTCAGCCCCAATCCGGCATAGATGGACGCCGCCGCCAGAAGCTGCCCTTCCTTCGTCGGCTCCGTCTCCCAGAAGATGCTGGGGTCCGCATTGATCCATCGTGCGCGCTTCAGGTCAGGCATCGGCTCAACGTATCCCACCATCGTCCCGCCCGTGCCCAGAACCTTTGCGGGGACCAGCACCTTGTTCTCGTTCAACTCCATTCCAGTGATCGCCCGCGCATTGCTCGATATGGTGTTGTCCCAGTCCTTCGTCTTGTAGCGGTAGAACTCGCCGGCAAAGTAACGGTTCCCGTCCGAATCGAGGTAGCATTTTTCGAGCACGGTCGGGTTGGTGCCGCCGTGGTCGAAGCCGAAGACGACGCCCCAGTCCGGGTTCGGTGCCCACGCGGGGTCCCGGATGATGATCACCGAACCATAGCGGGTGAAGATGTCCGCGAAGATGCGCTCTCCGCCTCCGGCCTCGTCGACAATCTCGTACTCGCGCTCCCATCCGGAATGGTTCGAGTCGTATTCCAGCCGCTTGGCGTCGTACCAAATCTTGCCCTTCGCCGTCGATGGATCTCGGTCCGGGTCGGCGCTGTAGTGGATGCGCCCCACCGGGATGCCGTTCGCCTTCAATTTGACCGAGAATCCCCGGACCACCTCGACGAGCGTCTGCGGCGGAGCCTTCTCAATCTGCTCAAGCGCTTTGGCCAGTTCTGGATTCATACGGTGTCCACATCCCGGCGCATGTCTGAATACGGTCCAATGCCAGCCGATGAGTTGAAGACGATCTTCTGCGCGCCCGTGCCCAGCGCATTTGAAAGACAAAGCAGCGCGTCCGGCTGAAACGATGATTCATCGTTGAAGTATCCCCACGGATGGTACGAGCGGATCGTCTCCGCGCCTCCCGGCAACCCGATGATCCTGCCGCCATGCGCGAATTCCAGCACGTCCGCCGCCTGCCGATCGGTGGGTTTCACCAGTGGGAAAGCCTCGCGCAACCACATCGGCTGCTGGTCGTACAGGCACTTTGCATAGCCGACCATCTCCTCCATCTTGATCCGCTCGAGCGTCTGGAACATGCACTCGCGCGCCGGCACCATCATGGCCTGCCAGGTGAAGTACCCCACAATCCCCCACGTCACCATCATGTCGCGCGACTTCTCCCAGAAGGTGATCTTGCGCGCATGAATCAGATCGAGCATCGGCTCGAAGTACGGCTTGTCCGGAAACGGCTCAAAGGGGCTGTGGCATCCCTCTTCCTGCCAGTGCGGGTTGAACGTCTTGGTGCTCTGGCTCAACCACCGCCATGGTGTCGCGGTCGCCTCCCGCACCCTGCGTTGCGTCTCCTCGTCCGAGGTGTCGGATGCCTTCTGCTGGCTGCGCGCCCGCTCCTCCTGTATCTGCTGAACGCGCCGCCGCGCCACCGCCCGCAGGTAGACCTCGTGGAACGAGAGTTCGGCCAGCGCCGGCATCCTTACATCACCCGCGGCGGAGCGAATGAACCGTGCTCGGCAAAGTGCGCAATCTCTTCCTCGCTGCGTCCCTTGAAAAACTCATCCGGATTGCGCGGAGCCACAACCAGGCCCATGATCTTGCCCATCGCCTCGGCCGCTGCCACCTGTCCGGAGATCGACCCGCGCGTCTTCTCGGGAGGCACCGTGGCCAGGCTATGCAAAAGCTCGAGCACATCCTCGCGCGTGTACCCCGACCGCTTCAGGATGCGCACCTCTTCGCGCACCATCTGGTCCATCAGCTTCGCGCGGTACTTTTCGAGATACGCCTGCACCGGCTTGCGATGGTAGATGCGGCTCGACTCTGCTTTGCCCCAGCCCATCTTCGCGCCAGCCGCCTCGATGCGCTCCAGGTTCGTCGTCTTCGCCTCGCCCGTACCCTTCATCACCAGATGGCAGAACAGGACCTCCTGCTCATCGAGCGGCGGCTCCTTGCGTGGCGCTCGGCGCGCCGGCGGTTTCGCTGCGTTAGTCTTCATCGTCTTTCCCCAAAATCTCTTCCGGCTTCTTGCCTTCTTTGATGAGTGTAGCCAGTTTCTTGCTCATCAGCGGATGAAGTTGACGCCGCTGCTCGGCATTTGCCGCCTTGTACACGCGCAGAGCATCGTCGTAGTCCATCCCTCTTACCTCGTAGACAATCGGCGGCATCAAAACATCCTTGCGAATCTTCGCCTTTTCCTTCGCGGTGAAGTCGTGGCCGCGTAGCAGCGCATTCAGCTTCGAGCGGTCGCCTGACCATGCATCGTGCAGAGCGCGGCTCCGCTGGATAGCGTGGGCAATCTCGTCCTCCCTGCGCGGCGGGAGTGACGAGAGCCGCTCCGCCGTAATCTGCGCAGCAATCTTCTCCGCCCCATGCAGAGGAAAGCTGACGCCCACCATCGAGTACATCAGCCGCTTCACGTCCGTGCGACCCTCCGCGATGTCGATGCCCTGGCTTACCGGCGCGACGGACCGAAGCAGTTGCCGCCCCACCTGGCCTGCGAGTTTCTTCGCCGGCGCATGTGGATCGTAAAGCCGCTGCCCCGTCCGCAGGTCGCGGTTCAGCAGCATCTCTGCCGCTGTCTGCGTCTGTACGGCTGGCGTCGCCACCGATTCAGCAACCTCCGCCGGCGTCTTCTCGCCCTTTGCCAGCATCTCCATGTTGTAGAGGAAGGTCGAAGCCCCCGCGCGCCGCATCTGCGCCTTGTCGTTCCCGGTCACGGCACGGAGCAATCGATCGATCATCGGGTAGACGACGAAGGTGGTCAACGCGAGCATGGCCAGGATGTCGAGCCCATGCAACTTTTCCTCGTCTTCCGTGCGCCCCGCTGCATTCGTCGGCTCGCCTTTGTCGTTCTTCGTGCCCGCATCCGTCCAGTTGAACCCGGTCAGCGACTTCGCCATCTGGCCGTAGCTCTTGAGCGCGCTGTAGTGGTAGGCGCCGAACATCGTGATGTTGTGGTTGCTCATCACGTCGCCCAGTTTCTTCGAGTCGAAGATGCGCGTCATCAGCCTGTAGTCGGGGATGTGCTTGGCGGTCTCATTCAGCGCGTCCTTGAGCGACATCCCCCGCGCCTGCTTTTCGTAGGTCGCCTGCAAAAACGCAATGTCATTCGTGTACCAGGTCGCCTTGCTCGAAAGGCCGTAAACCGCCTTCACCAGCCGCACGGGTGACATTCCCAATGCCTTTGCCAGTTCGATAGCCTTGCTGCTCTCCGGATCGCCCAGCTCGTCCTGCATCTTCTTGAAGAACAGGTCGGCAAACTGCTTCGTCTCAAATTGCTGCGACTGGAGCGGAGCGCCATGGTCCAGCGCCTCCAGAAAATCCGCATTCTGATGGATGACGGCGTTCATCGCCTTGGTGCCGGCGCGCGCGATCGTCGGATAATTCAACGGATTGGCGAACCCGCTGACGCCCTTCTCCACGATCCAGTGGTTCAGCAGGTTGGGGATATGGATCAATGGGTTGAAGAAGATCGAGGTGCGCAGGAAGTTGCCAACCTGCTCCAGTACGCCCGGGTCATGCGCAGCCCGCTTCGCGTACATGTCGAGGACCTCTGCGATATGCGGCTCGAAGAAATAGCCGCGGAACTGTGGAAGTTGCGTCGTCCGCCATCCCTTGGGAATCGCGCCCGGAGAGTTGATCGAGTGCGAAGCTGCCGCGAACTCAGGCGACCGCTTGAACTCCTCCAGAAACTCATACGCCCGGCGCGCCTTGTCCATCGCCAGATAATTCACCGCAACTGAGGCCGCGGCGTTCTGGTAGTAGCGCACATTCGTGTTCGCTTCAACCTCCTTGGTCGTCGCCTGGGTGATGGTATGGAGGCCGCCATTCTTGTCCTTCCATGCCTTGTTCGCAAAGGTCTCAGGCGGTAGCTCGTTGAGCGCAGCATCCCGAAAGGCCTCGGCTCCCTTCAATTCAGCCCTCGCCCGATTGAGCTTGGCCACATTCTTCGCCAGCATCGGGAACGTCCCCGCCTTCAGCGCCTCTTCGCGCCTCAGCAGTGGCTCCAGCTTCTTCGTGATCTCCGCTCGCTGGTTGAAGGTGGCCTCGCGTGAGTACTGCGCTTTGCCGCCACGGTCGAACATGTCCGGCCTGCTCTGTCCCACCCGGATCTTCACATCATCCAGCGCCGCACGTTGCGCCTTCAGTTCCGCGATGCGCGGCTCGATGCTGGCCAACTGCTCCTGCCGGTCCGCCTCCTTCGCTCCGGCAATCTCATCCCTCAGCTCAGTCACGCGCTTGACGAAGGGCGCCATCCGCTCGTCAACTTCTTCGCCAACGCTCGTCATGCCGTTGCGCAGTCCGCCGATGTCTTCCGGGGCCTGCCCGTTTCTCATCAAAGCCACGCGGCCACCCTTGATCGAGACCACCTGGCGCTTCCCCGTCTTCACATCCTGAATCGCCATCATCGTGCGATGCTTTGCCGCGGGAGCGGTCTTGGTCAGCCTGCCGCCACCCACGCCAGCAGTCGGCACCTTATCGCGCACCCGCTCCATGATGCGGTCAATCATCCCGCCTCGGTCGCGCACCTGCCGATGCACGTAGTTTTCCAGCGGAACGCCGCCTTCCGTCACCACCTGAAAGTCATGCTCCGCCTGATAGATCATCGGCGTCAGATAGTCGTCAAGTATCTCCTGCTGGGTATCGGTCAGGTTGACCGACTTCGGGTCTTCGAGGTGATGATAGATGGCCTGCTGGTCTTTGGCCGTGCCCGGCATCCCCTTCAGCATCTGGACGACGCGAAGCACAGCAGCATTATCCTGCGAAGCCATGTCGTAGAGCCGGTTGTGCAGGTCGCGGGAGACGGCCACGCGGTCGGCTTCGTCGCCAAGGAATGCCAGGATGTCGGCTACTGGCTTTACCTGGGCGAGCGGCTTCAGCGCGCCAGCGGCAATGCCGAGTCCGCCATGCAGGTAACTTACTTCGTCATTCCCTCGTCCGCGCTCTTCTCCTCGCGTAGCTTCGGTAGAGGCTCTTTCGTCGGCTCGATGAATGCTTCGGAGAGGTCCAGTTTCGGCCTCGTCTTCAGATGTTCCTTTAGCCAGGTCTCGGCCTTCGGCTCTTTGCGCATCGCGCATCTCCTCTAACGACAGTATTAGATTACGCTCTCCTTCATTGAGTGCAGCAAGAATCTGCGTCCTGAACTGGTCTCCAGTGGCAGGGTCAACTCCCACATCTTCGTACATTCGGGCAAGGAGTTTAGCTGATACCTCCATCCCAGCCCTTAGTGGCTTCAGGTTCTTATATCCGATTTTTTCGAGCGCATCGACCATTGCCGTGTATGGGTCTCCGATGTTAGTCAGAGCCTCAAGCATATTCGTGGTCATGGGTAGGCTATCTAGTTGCGCCACATGGATTTGCTCTTCGAGTAAAACTCGTTCCCGCAGGCTGGGATCGATGCCGCCCCGAACGATCACCAGTTGTCCCGTCTTCCCTACCTGTGCCGCAAGTCCGCGTTCTATCTCCCTCAGGGAGCGGGAGGTAGAAGCGTTTGCTGGGTCGATGGATTCATAGGAATCGGCCACGTTCCGAATCTCTGCAAGGACATCGGTGGCCAGCCACGACGGAAGAGTGACGGCGTCGAAGTCTGGACCCTGTCCGAGCGACGTGATCCCGCGCAGGAGATAGTACGCAGATGCATTGAGTTCCGCTAACCCGTGCCTGTTGCCGCTCGGTGGGACGGCCTTGACGATTGCAGATGTGGCGTTTTCGGTCCAGTCGCGCCCTGAGGCCTCAACCCATGCCTCGCGCGATACATTGAAGAGTGTCCCCTGCTCATTCGCATCCGAGCCGAAGAACAGCGGGCTGTGCCGCTCCATCTCTCCGGCAGCTTTGCTCACATCGCCCTTCGCCGTCGTCAGTGAGCGCTCGACATCCTGCCGCTCCAACTCGGCCTTGGTCTCTGCCGCCGATTCTTTCTGGCGCTGAATATCGTCGCCCATGCCGGGCAACGCAAGGCTCTCTACTGGATGGTCTGGGTTGCGACGGGCAAAGAATCCAGCTTGGCCCGCGGCTTCGAGGTCGGCCCGGCTAGGCCCTCCTCCTGGAGCTTCTTGAACTCCCTCAGCGCCGCTTCCTTGTCCTCCGGAGAGAGCTCGGGATACAGCCGCCCGGACATCTTCGTAGGCTCGCTGGTCGATGGCTGCGACTTCGGATGGCTTGGCACTGGCTCGCTCCTCCGCGGCTCGGTTCAGTATATCGTCAATTTCGCCACGCCGGACACTCAGCTTGTCGTAGACATGCAATGCCTGTTCCGCGCTCGAAGCTCGCGCCGCATTGTCCGCCGCATCAATCCTGTTCTTTCCGGTCGCCCCCAGCGTCTTCGCCCGCGCCTCGCTCGCCACCGCGCCAAACGCCCGCTTCTCCGCTCCCAACTCTCGTTTCGCGTAGGCCGAGACCATCGCCTTGTCCAGCGCCGTGCTCTCCGTCCGCTCCTCTTTCCCGAAGAGGCTCTCGACCGTCTCCTGCCGCTGCGGAGCCGTCTGCGCGAAGCGGGCCAACTCTTCCACCGTCCCATCGTTGATCCGCGTTCCCCGCTTCTCCGCCTTGTCGATCAACTTCAGGATGGCGTCCTGCGTCGCCGCATCTGCCGTCTCGCGTCCGATGGCGATGCCGCGTCCCTGCGACATCTTGCCCTGCACCACCATATCGAAGAGCCGGTGGTCCAGCCGCGACAGTGCCACGCCGTTCTGCGCCGTCGCCTCGCCCATCGAAATCCCCTTCGCCTCCAGGTCTCCTACCGTCAGCCCTGTATCGCGGAAGAACTTCGCCGCGTCGATGGCCGTTCCCCGGCCCTGCGCGATGTTTTGCAGCGCGCCCACCGTCCGGGCCTGGGCGAAGTTCGCCGCATCGATCATGCGCACATTGACGTTCTTGACCCCGTTCGCCTTGGCCAGCGCATAGCGATGGTGGCCGTTGACCACGTAGACCTTCCCATCCTCCGGGTTGCGCCACACCGAAAGGGTGTCCGCGTAATCCGGGTTCCACTTGCGCCCCTTCAGCAGGTCGGTGACGCCGTGCTCATTCGTTCCCAGTTTGTACTGGAGTTCCTTTGGCGCTACATGCAACTCGGAGAGCGCCATCGTTCCAACCTTCCCCGGCTTCAACTCCGGTCGCGGCTCGCCAATGTTTTTGTTGGCAACGTTGTAGTTGCCGATGCGGGTAATGCGTTCGCCCCGGTGCCGGATCACTCCCTCACGCTCGATTCCGTTGCGGTCCGTGAACGCGACCCTCTGGTTCTTATCGAACTTTGAATGACTCGGAGGCTCATTTTTTGCTACACTCTGGTCAACGTCGGCCCCCTGATCCACGGGAGGCGTGGGTTCAGCGCGGTTGGTGACGCCAGTCCTCCCACCATCCGCCGCCGACGGGCTTTCTTCATGCATGTAAGCCGTCAGCAGCCATTTCTTTTGCTTCCCGTCCCATGACAACCTGACAACGGCGCGGCCTTTCGCATCGGAAAGAACAATCCGGTTGTCGCTGCGCGATTTGATTCCAAGGGAACTAACAAACGCCTGAAGGTTCGAGAGTATCGCTGGGTGCTTCGCGGCGATCTTGGCTAGTCCATAGCCATCTTCATAATCCTTGTCAGGCGTGCCTTTCTTTCCATACACCAGGTCGATGTCGCCAACTTCAGGATGGTGAAGGGCTGCGACGGCTTCTCCGTCTTTATCGGCCATCAACTTATCGATGGCGCCTTTGGCATCATGGTAGAACTGCCGGTGAATCGGACCGAACTCTTCTTTTTCAACCTCGTTCGAGGGTTCGGTGGCCGTGGAAGGAGCTGCGACGCTCCGATTGTGGACCGGTTCTTCCACGGCCTCCCGCTCTGCTTGTTTTTCCGCTAATTTTTCCTCCTTCGTGAATTTTTCAACACCTTTGTCGGGCACGGCTTCAGTCGCGCCCTGCGCCCCACTCACTTCGTCGAAGATGTCGCCCTCGGTCTCACCCTTTTCCGGCTTTCTCTCCGATTCCTGCGCAGCCATCCTGTCCGCCAATACCTCATGCGGCTGCTTCACCACGATCTCGGCGTCCGGGTGACGCTCCTGCAATACCTCCGCCTGGGCTGCTGCCCGCTCCGGGTGGACCACGCTGTCCTGAATCGGCGTCCCATCCTTCGCCTGCGCCTGCACCACTACAGCGGGCTTGTTCGGCTCCGCTTCTACCTCAGCTTTGGGCTGCACGTGGCCCAACAGGTCGCCATGCGTTCCAGCCTTGGCCGCCTCACGGATCGTCGCCGCCCGCAACTTCGTTGGGTTGTAGATGTAGTACCCTGCACCCGGCGCGTCTCCCCGCACCGCCATCTGCGTCAGGCCCGAACCCTTCGGCACCGCCGGCCGGTACTTCGACCCTTCGGGCAGCATCACAACGTTGATATCCCCGCGCTTGAGTGCCGCCATCTGAGTGTCGATGGTAGCCCGGGACTCCTCAACCACAGGCTCCTTTTTCGAGCCAACCGTTGGAAGCGAAGCACTTGCGGTCTCCGCCTGGTAGCGCTGAATCAGTCCGTGCGCGGTGGGCTTATCTATATTTAGATTTAGGTTGCGCTGGAGCGTCTCGTCGAGGTGCTGGCCCGGTTTCGGCGTCGTTCCCTCGATAATCGTCTTCGCCCGCTGATACTGCTGGTCCGCTGGCGACGGCTCCCCGTTCGGCCCCGGCTTCACGAAGTCGTCCTGCGCCTTTTGCGCCGCCGCCTGCTGCTGCTTTACGGCCTCGGCCTGCTGCTTCGCCGCATCCTCTCTTGCCTGCGACTGGCGGTCCACCTCGCCATTGATGATGTCCTGCGCCAGCTTTGCCGCCTGCTGCGGCGTCTCCGCAATCTGTAGCTTCCCATCGGGGCCAATGATGCGCCCCTGCTTCTGGATGTACTCCGTGAGCTTGCCATGCGCCTCCAGCAGAAGTTGCGGCTGCTGCTCAGGCGGCGCGCCGTGAATCATCTGCGCCACGTCCGACACGATCTTCTGCGAGATGACTCCGCTCGCCATCGCGCTCGGCATCGGTGGACCAGGCGGCGGCGGGGGAGGTCCGCCGGCAACCACTGTCTTCGCCTGCTGCTCTTTCTGTGCCGCGCGCATGATGGCGTTGGTTCCAGACTCAGCCTGCTCCGCATCGAGCATCTGTGCAGGGTCGGGAGGAGGTGCAGGCTCGGTATTCCCGTACCGGATAGACCGCATCCGTCCGCTCCCCACCTTCACTCCAGCACCATAGACGCCTTCCGGACTCTTGCCCGCGGCAAACTGCACTCCGCCAACAGGCTTTCCTGTCACGGGATCGGTTTTCGCAAAAATGGAGCCAGCCACGCCCTTACCCTCGGCGCCATCCACCATGCCGCCCTGCACATTGGCGAGGCTGTGAATCGCTGGAAAGAAAAAGAGCGCGGTCTTGATGAGGTCCTGCGACTCCGGCGTGAGACCGGCCTTCTTCGCTGCATAGCCGCCCGCCGCACTCGCGCCAGCGCCCGCTGTCGTTTCTGCGATCATCCGCTTCAAGCCCTGCTGTGCGAGCAGATTCCCCGCCGCCGCCTGAGTCGCCACGTCCGCCAGCTCGGGAGCGGAGATCATGAACGCCGCGCTTCCGCCGCCCGCAATCAACTTCGTCAGACCCACTTCCATGCGCTTCCTGTCGAATGGCTCACCCGTCTGGCCCAGCACATCCTGCGCGCCCTGGTAGAGCGTCTTGCCGGTGTTGTAGGCGGCCTTCGCCACCTGCACAACCGGCTGAGCGCCCGTGGCAATCATGGCGCCCTGCTTCAACGCATCGCTGCGCGTCGGCACCGGCTCATTGAATTGCGATTCCCACGGCTCCTGCATCGTGGCCGCCGGATGCGCGGCGACTCCCGCCAGCGGAGCCGTAGCGCCTGCTGGGTGCGCATAGTCAGGCTCGTTAGGATCGATCGCCGAAGAGAACGCCGAGTCATCCTGCTTCGCCCGGGCTACGTAGTCCGGGCTTGGAGCGCTCTGCGGTTGAGGCTTCGGAGCGGCATCGGCCGGTGCAGTTTGACCATTGGACGCGCCAGTGGATGCGACCTGATCGAAGATGTCGCCGCCGCTTGCGGGTGCCGAGGGTACGGCGACCTGATCGAAGATGTCCGCCAATGCATTCTCCTAGAATTTCCAGCCATCTTTTTTAGCAGCGGCCCTTGCTTTTGCTTTGTCACCGCCAGCGGCTTTCAAGTAGGCCGTAGCAATCGCGCTATTCGTCAGCGGAGTATTTGGCCTTGGGGCCTTCTGAGTACCGACAGGAGTCGATTGTGTTGCACCGCCGTCCTGTGAGTCCTCTGCTGGGATACCGCCGAGGTCGCGTAGCCGCTGCGAGTGCTCCGAGCCGATGCGCGCCTTTTCCGCATTGAGGTCGGCAAGCGCAGCCCGTCGGTCGTCGTCGTTGGCTGCGTTGTCCGAAGCCGTCTTGTAAGCAGCCTCCGCCTTCGCATACGCCGCCGCCGTCTGCTTGTCGAGATCGGCGAACTGACCCGGCGTCCCGCGTGTCTTCGGTCCCGTCGCATCCGCCTTCCCGTCTGCCGCCGCGCGAATCTCTCGGAGATCGCTCAGCGTCGGCTTCTTTCCGGGATTCTCCCGCTGCCACGCCGCACGCGCCTCGCTGAGCGCCTGCACCCCCTCGCTTGGGATGCGGATGCTCGTTGGCGAAGACTCTTTCAGCTTGCCGTTGGCTCGATAGAACTTCGCATCATCACCCGTGAGTCCCATCCTCGTCACATCGGCGTCGCGCTGCGCCGCGATTCCAGCCGGGCTCTTCGCCCACTTGTCCGGGGGACCCTGAAGTGCGATTGGCTTGCCGCCCACGCTGGTCGCGTGCCACGTTCCCAGCGGATTCTTCGGGTCATCCGGCGCTTCGCTGCCCGGCGCCACCGCCTGAAGCCTCTGCTGTTCCTGCGCAGCGCGGTCGGCGTTGAGTTGGTCGGTGCGGATTCCCTCCTGCTGGTTGCGGTAGGCTGTGCTCCGGTTCTGGAAGTCCTGCTGCTGCTGATTCAACCCATCCTGCCACGCCTGCAATTCGGCATTGTCGGCATTCAGCCTGCCCTGGCGCTGCTGCTCCGCCGCAATCTGGCCGCGGTTGGTCACAGCCTGTCCAGCTTCGACTGCTCCCGGCATGTGCCCGAACGCCATCGCGCCCGCTGTCAAGCCGCCCAGCGCCCGCTCCCACCACTTTGGCGAAACATTGCTGACGATCTCGTCCTTCGCCTTCTGTGCATTGAGCGCCTCCTGCAGGTCACGGTCGATCACTGGAGCGGTTGGTGCCTGCATAGCCTGCGATACGGGAGGCGTAGCGGCGGCGTAGGTCGTTGCGGTTCGCGGTGTGGTGGTGGCTGCCGGCGTTGATTTCGCCTGCGTAACAGCCTGCACGTGCGCAGCCGGCGCGATGGGAGCCGAGGCATCCGACTTCACATTCGGCTGACTATTTGGTTGCCCGGTCGTTTCGTCGTCTGAATTGGCTCCATAGGTCAGCAGCCGCCCGAGCGAATCGGACTCCGGATCATCCCCACCCATCTGCGAACCGAAACTGTAACCCGCTGCCGCCACGCTTCACGCCTCCCTAAACCTTGCTCATCAGTGCAGGATTCCCGAGTGCACCTCCGGCCGCCGCGCCTGCAGCGCCAATCCCCGCCTGCCACAGCGCATCCTGCTGCGCCTGGATATTCGTCAGGTCGCCCAGCGCGCTATCGCGCCCGCTGACGTTCGAGCCAAACATCCCGGCTTCGGAGTTCGCTCCCTGAAGTTGCTGCTCGTTGAGCCTCTGCTGGTCCTGCTCCCACTTGTCCGTATTCGCGGTGTCGCGGGTGGCGTTGTAGTCCGTCACCTGCCGCTGTCCGGCGCGCGCATTCTCCGCCTGCTGTGCCGCTACCGCCGCTGTATTCGTTCCCGTGCGCAACGCCGTGTCGCGCACCTGCTGGTTGGCCTTGGTGTTCGCCGCGTTCATCGCGCCCGAGGTCATCAGGTTCTGGTTCTGGAGGTAGGCCCTCGACTGGTAGGGATTGCCTTGCGCGATCTGCGAGTTCACATTCGAGTTGTAATTGTTGATGTCGGACTGATAGTTGTTCGCAGCCGTCTTCTCCCAGTCGGTGTACTGGTTGTTCGCATCCTTGACCGCGCCTGTGGCTGCACCTGACATAACGCCGCAGACTCTACCATTTTCGGGAGACGTGTCCAGCGATTACGGTCGCAGTTTCATCACCCAATGGCTGAAGCACTCGGTCACATCCGTCAGCCCCATCCGGCGCATCGAATCCCGCATCACGCGCGCCAGACGCTTCGGAACCGCAACCCGTCCCAGCCTGATCTTCCGGCTCACGAGGAAGCTGCCCAGCATCGGCACCAGTGCCTCCGCCGAGAGCATCCCCTGGCGGTTCAGCCCAATCTTGCGGATGTACGCCTCGAATTCCACGTAGAGGCCATCGACGATGACGCCATCGGGATTCTCGGCCACCAAGGTCAGCACCACCGGGAAGGCGAAGAAATCAGGCCGCTCCTGCGCTCCCATCATCATGTGCGCCGAGTCGAGCAGCCACGTCAGGAACGGTACATCCTCAGGCCGCGCAATCCTCCAGCGCAAGCCTTCCGCCGTTAGGGACCAGTCGCGCCAACTTTCATCGCTCATGTTGAACCCCTACTCCCATGCAAACGCCAGCCATCCGTAGTTCCCGTCCCAGTGATTATTCTCCGTATCGCTGTAATCGACGATTCCCACCGTCCCAGTGATGCCGCACCGGAACACGCCCGCCATGGGGTGCCCGATGTCGTTGAAGCTCGTTGGCGTCGCAAAGGAGAGCATCTTGTCCGCGGTAAACCCCGCAGGCAGTCCAAACGCCGAGCCACTCGCCAGATTGCCCGCGCCAATCGCTACCTTCGTCTCGCTGGGCAGGTTGATGACAATCCACTTCCCGCCTGTCACCGCCGTAATGGGGTATCCAGCGCTCCACGCCACGGCAAACCAGTTCCCCGTCGAGGACCAGCGGTTGCCGCTGCCGTCCGCAAAGCCGCAACTCAGCGTCGTTCCCGTGATCGCGGCGTCGGAGATACCGTGCGCCTGGATGCCGGCGTTGTATCCATCGGAAGGGCTGACGACGCTCATCAGGTTCGCCGCTGTCACCCATGGCATCTTCGTCGTGGGCAGCACGATATTCGCGCCGTCGTTGGCGACACCGGTGCCGATCGTCAGATGGCCGCCTCCCGGGAGCACGAAGTCCACCCACACGCCCCCGGCCACCGTCTCCTCTGTGACGTTCGCGCCCAGCGGGTCGTAGCACATGGCGAAGATGTTGGCTGTCCCGGTCCAGACATGCCCGAGCCCGTCCTCATACGTCTCGCGGATGACCGTGGGAAAGTCGGGAGGTCCGCTCGTCGGCCCGGAACCGGACACAAGCGCGATGGTGTTTGCCGTGATGCCGTGCGCAAGGTTGCTCGGCTGTGGCGTGTAGCCGTTCGGGCCAGGTATCGCCTGCATCGCGGAGGTGTAAAGCTCCGTGGGCACACCAAATCCATCGCCGTCCGAAGCCAGTCCGGCACCAAAGGCCACAAGCTGCTTTCCGGGAAGTTCAAACAGGCCAAAGACCGCATTCGTTGTCTGTTCCACGGTCACACCATCCGGCTGCGTCGTAATCGTCTGGCCCCCATTTGCATTCCGCCAGAGGTTCCAGTTGACGCCGTCGTAGCTGGACCGCACCTGGAAGTAGAAGCGTCCGGATGGAAGGTTAGTCAGCGTCCAGTACGTCTGCGTCGAACCCGTCGTCCCCCCGAATGTCGTTACGGCCGAGGAGATGTTGAACTGGGGCGAGGTCGCACAGCGGATCTGATGGTAGACGGGAGTGATCGGAGCGCTATTGCTGGCAGCGTTCGCACCCGCCGAGGCCTGTGCCGCCTGAAGTGAACTCACCGGCGCTACCGCCCCAGGATTCTGTATCTCAACGATGTAGTTTCCCTTCAGATAACTGACCTGCGCCTTCGCCTGCGGAGGAACGTTCTTGCCCGATGTGCTCGTCACCTGCTGCTGAAGGTTCGTCGTCGTCGCCAGCGCGGTCAGCAGCTCCTTCAACTCCTGATTGCCCGCGGCAGCGTCCTGAATCTTCTGTGTGGGGATTACGTTGGTCTGTGCCATCTACTTGTGCTCCTGTCCGCCGCACCGTCTACGATAATGCCCCTTCAACACCATCCACTCCTCAAATTGGTGTACTTCCGTGCGCCATTGCTTGCGTGTGCCGGTGGATCGGTAGAGGAGCGTAATGGGACCGCACCATACAATCTCATACTCCCCGACGACTTCGCCCGCGTAGAACATTTAGCCGCGCCTCGAATTGAAGAACTTTCTCACCCAGAGGATCGCCGTATTGATCGTGAAGCCGTTGCCGGCAATGCCGCCATTATCGAAGCCCATCGCCCATCTGCATCCCTGCACCCCAACCAGACCGAAGTCGCGCTGCTGCTCCACCGCTGTCAGAACCATCGTGCGGCTGTCCTTCGTCAGCATCACTCTGCGCCCCTTCTCATCCTGCGCGTAGACATTTAGCGCGCCGTTGCCCGTCCCGCCGACCGTCCCGCCCTGCAACGAAAAAATCGCCAGCGTCGGGTTGGGGGCCGGGACGCCGAGCCACTGCGAAAAGTATCCCACCGGCTGCCCAGCCCAGTTCTGGTCATAAAGCTGCCCCTCGGTGAGCGTGTAGAGCGCCCCATCCGGCGCGCAGAGCATCATGTTGGCGTTCAGGTCTACGCCGGGCTGGGAGTTTGTCACCTGCTGACGCTGTGGCACATAGGCGAAGTCCATGGCCGCAAGGTCGTCCACCGACCACCTGCGTCCGCTGATGTCGGGGACCTCTCGCCCCGTCCGCACGATGAAGATAATCGGGTCGTTCCAACCGAGCGCGTAGCTCAGCGTAAGCACGGTGTTGTTCTCAGTCGCGCCGTCGAGCGGCACAGCAAACCGGACTTCGCGCCGCGAAGCATCAATCTTGCACACGATCTTGTAGCCGACGTTCCAGTTGATCCGCTTCCAATACCCCGGCGTGTCCGTGTTGACGACCGCGCCCACGTCCTTCGCCACCAACTGCGGTGTCGTCCCTACCAGCCGGTAGACGCCGGTCTCGTGAGCGTAGATTAAAAAGTCTCCGCCTTCCTCCGTCGCCGTGTCCCACGCCTTCGCGCCTACCGGCCCGCTGCCGCTCCACAGTCGATGCACCGCCCATGTGCTCGCGTCGCCGTTGTTCGGGATCACTGCATGGCCGGAGTTTTCCTTGAGCGCAAGCTGGTTCTCGCGTATCTCCGCCCATCCGACCGTGCGGTCCCCGTCCGACTCCGCGCATTGCAGGTTCGATCCGGGAACGCGCACCGCCTCCTGGTCATCCAGGTCCGAGATGAGAAACCCACTCGGGAACCCTTTGCATCCCGTGTACACCACCTGCGAGAGCGTCTGCGAAAACTTGATCGCCGACGCTCCAGGAATCTCGATGCGGTTGAAGTAGTCCGTCACCTCCGACGCACCCGGCAGATAGGTGTCCGTAAAGTTGAACTGCGCGGTCGTGGTGACGTTGTCGGGGATGCGCGTCGTGGTGATGGGAATGTCCGCCTGGTTGAATCCCGGACTCTCCACATCGTCGCGGTCCACGTAGAAGTAGGGCCCCGCCGAGCTAGCGCCAGCGACTGTGAATGCGCATATCCGCGATGTGCAGTTGTACGGGCCAAGCGGGATATTCGCCGCCAGCACCTTCAGCCCGGCCTGGCTCACATTCACGCGGATAGGCGAGGTCGCACCAAACCCGGTCTCGTACCCAGTCCTGGTCTCGAAGAGGACGACCATCCAGCGAATGCCGGTATCGACGTTGCCCGCGGCGGCCACGGTCGCACCGTTGACGGTGGGAATCGCCTGCCCGGTCGGAAAGGCGCTGAGCGTTACGGAAGCGCCGGGAGCTTTCGCCGCGACCACCTGCGCGTAATAGGTTGGGTCGGTGTACTTCGTGACATCCGGCGTTCCCTGCTCAATGAACGCATAGACGTTGTAGGAGGTAGCCCCATTCGCGCCCAGCGGGCCGCCTACGGCCAACTCTGGCGGGATGGCAGGCATAAGGACCGAAAGGTCTACCGCGCCGCCGGTTGTGTTCTTCCACTGCAATACCCTGCCGGGGTCAAGGATGCCGTTGGCGTTGACCAGCTCATTGATGCCTTCGCCAGTCGAGTTGTTGTAGGTGAGCGCGATGAAGACCGTCGCGCCATTCAGAATCGGTGAGGCAAGGTCAACCGCTGTCGTCGGCGTCGTCGCGGCCTGGGGATCGGGAAGCCCGGCAAGGCACTCCGGCGTGTGCTCCTCCCAGAGGACCGTGCCATCGCCAATGGTCGAGGCCTCGCCAAGAGGCCAGACGGGCGGAGTTGCCGGGTCAGATGTCCCAGCCGTGACGCAGCGGTAGAGGTGCCCCGTATTCGCCGCTACCCATGTTCCCTCCTGCACGGGCAGCCCATTCGTCTGGAAGGTCGAGGGGCTGACAACATGCCCTACGCGATAGCGTTTATTCGGGTTCCACGGCGCGCCAAAGGGCACATCCGAAATCTGGTCGAGTGTGCCGGCATTCGGGTCGTAGATCAGGTTGGGCGCTGCACCGGAGGTCAGGTCCCCCATCGCAATCATGCCCTTGTTGAATGCCTGGGTAATGACCGGATTGATGCCCGGAACGCGCGGCAGGTTCGCCAGCGCGACAAAGGCATCCGTCGTCAACTGCGTCACGCTGCTCTGAAGAAAGGGCGTCGCCCCATAGATGTTGCCGTCCGTCTGGGTGTAGCCAGCCAGTCCGATGACTTCCTTGCCGCTGTTGTCGTTGGCGAGGTAGCGAATCACGCCGGCGGCTGCCAACTTCGAGCCTTGCGCTCCGAACTTCAGGCGGTTGGTGAATCCCCACCGCGTCGAGACGCCTTGCGGGGTATAGCGACTATTCCGCGAAATCTGCGCCGAACCCAGCGGCAAAAGCACGGACGAGTCGCTCTGCGTGAGCGACCCGAACCGTGGAATAGCAATCGGGGTGCAATCGGTGAATTGCAATTAGAAGCCCCAGTTTGGTCCAAACAGCGCCAGCAGGAAAGAGTCGGCCACGAGCGCGGCGGGGAGGGCGATTGCCGTCATCTCCGTGCCCGGCGCGGTGAAAATCTTGAGCGCGAATGCCGTTGCCAGCGTGTTCCCGGCGCCAGGCACAATCTCCGCCGAGTACCCGTCCGGACAGTTTTCGACCTGAATGCTGTCGGGAACCTTGCTGGGGAAGCATGAGCCGAGGAAGTTCGGATCGGTGATAGTGGTCAGGTCGAGCGCCAAGCCGCCCACGACGTAGTTTCCCGCCAACGGAGCGGCGGTAACTTTGATGGTTTTCTGACGGCGGGAGTTCGAGGAGCCTGCTGCGACGAGATTGAAGAGGGCAGCCATTTTGTTTTCCTTCCTGCGCTCCTTTGGGGAGCGGGTTCTGGGTTGCGGTTTGACCTACGTCCGGCTACACATAGGCACTTCCTCCAGCGGTGGGGCAGAGCCTCCGCCGCCGTCCGTGGATTGGAGGATTCGAGACGTTGCGCTGCTGCTTCTGCTGCGTCAGCACGACCAGGAAGTCGTTCATGTTTTTGAACGCCTTCGCCTGAAGCCATGCGCCGCGCTTCACCTGGTCGCCCGCAATGGCGCAGACCGCAGCTCCCACGCGGGGCGCAAGGATGTGCGCCGTGCCACGAATGACCTGCTGCGTCGGGTCGTAGATGTTGGTCGAGATGGTGTCGAAGTAGACCTTCAGCGTGACCGGTTCATTGCTTGGCGTGATCTGGATGGAACCATTCGCGTTCCGCCACTGCCACGCGCCGACGTTAGCCGCGTTGACCTCATCGAGTTCCTGCACCAGATGGCTTAGCTGGTAGAACTCGTCGGTCTGGCTGGGCAACTTCCACTTCACGTACTTGGGAAACTTCATCGTCGCCAGCGGCTGGCCGTCCGCAAGATAGGAGACAAGGTCCGTGGTCAGCGCCGGCACGGATGGCAGCACCGCGATGGACTCGATGTACTGCATCCCGTTCTTCTCCATCTCGACGTCCATCTCGTCGTACTCCTGGTCGATGATGGGTATGAGGTACTCGCGGGTAAACGTGGAATTGCTGGGGTCGTCCATGAGGACGCCAACGCGCTTTACGATGTCATCTACGTCTTGCAGCATCGGCGTCCCCCTGGGTGTTAGTCGCTGTCCTTTGCAGACTTCGCGGCAGCCTTGGAGGCAGCCCTGACCGCGTCATCGGCTCGTTTCTGCTCGCGCTTGGCCGCAGCTTCTTCTTCTTCGAGACGCGCCTTGCGCTCATCTGCCTCGGCGCGCAACTGCGCGATGGACTTCGGCTTTTTGCGCCCCTCCGCCAGGCGCGCTGGTCTTTCGTCCGAAGTTTCCGCAACGTAAGCCGAGATGCCCAACTCCATCACTTCGGCGCGGGTAAGGCGCTCAAACGCGGCGTGCTCCTCCGTGATGATGCCGTTGCCGTTATCCCATGCGGCAACTACGTCCAGGATCTCGTTGCAGGTAACGCATTTGACCGCGCCGGCTTCGGGGATGACGCCGCAGGTCGGGCATTTCGCCTCAATCTGGCTTGCCTCCCGCACCGCCTGAATCCAGTCAGGCAATGCCGGAATCTTCCCAATCTCAAACATGCGCGTCGCGCACACGCGATGCACTTCGACGATGGCGGCCGCGGCGCCGTGGTTGGGCGAGTTCCAGAAGCCGTTCGCTTCTACGATCTTGCCCATCATCCACACGTACATCCGCTCCAGGCAGTCGGCGATCTTCTGCGCGTTCTCCGGCTTCGAGAGGTTCTCTTCCGTCGGCTCGCCCACAAGCGCAATCACGCCGCCTGTCGAGTAGTACTCGCTCTCAAACGCTTCGGCGAGCTGAATGGGCAGGAAGTCCCACGGCTGGTTCACACCCTCGCCGATGTAGCGAACCTCGATCGCGCACTCGCGCCAGACATGCGCCGTGAAGTCGAGATGGGACCCAAGGCACGGTGGAACGCGAACGCCGCCAATCGAATGCATCGGCGAGTTCACCACCAGCGCCAGCGGCAGCATGTTGATGACGCAGGCGGGCTGGATGCCGGTCTTGGCATGACGCGCCTTCATCGACTGGAGCACGGTCTCAAACTCCGGGTCGCGCGCGCGCCCCGCTGCTTTACCTGGGTCGTAGTCGCCAAACACGACGGTCTGGCCCTGATAGGTGACGGTGTGCCGTCCGCTGATGCCTCTGGATTGAGCCGTCCGTTCGCTGCTCAACTCCCGCTGATCTTCAATGCTGTACTCAACCTGCTTCGGCATGGTGATGCTCCTTAGTTTCCAACGTGCGATCTCAGTCCCATCGCTTCTGCTGCTTTGGTGCGCAGGCGTCCGGCTTCCAGCGAAGTTCCAAGCAGAATGCCCTTGCTCGCGTCCATAATCCGGTCGTAGAAGTCCTGCCGCTTCTTCTCGCGCTTCTTCTCTTCCCGCTGCTCTGCCTCGTAACAGCGCTGCTTGACGTAAGCCTCGATGTCCTGCGACTGGACCTTCTCAAACCACTGCTCGCGCGAGGAGATGAAGTCCTGCAGGAAATCGATGGACGGCTCCTCCGGGAAAGGACCGGTCAGCATCAGGTACTTCCCACGCTCCGGGTAGGGCCCACGCCTCGGTATCGAGGTGCCGGCCACCACGTCTGCGTAGTGCGCTTCGGGCGAGCCAAACAGATGTGCGGGGAACCATCGCTCGAGCACCCAACCCTGGGTATCCAGAGCGCAATACGTCGGCACGGTACGAATCTCCGTCACCGTGCGGATCGGCGTCGCGGCGGCAATGGGGTGGCCGTATGGGTCGAGGATGTTCGAGATGGCGCCGCGGTCCGTGACCGGGGTGTTGTCGTCCCAGTCGTTCCACTCTCCGCCCAGTTGCTCAAAGACAAAATCGGAATGGACGAGGCGAAAGACCGGATAGCCTCCCGGAGCCTCCAGGCTGCGCCGCTTCAGCGTCTCCGCGATGACGTTCGACGGTTCCGGCCCGCAGTATCCATCCAGATGTTTCAAATCCGCTTCTCCTGCGAGAGAGGGGCGACCTGCGCCGCCCCTCGTCCCACTTCCCTGCGCGGCCTTAGTAGCCGGCAGGCTGCTTCGCGTTGTAGATCGACGACTGCGACTTCGGGTTGTCGACGTAGTAGTTGACGGTGTCGACCATGAAGGACGCTGCGCCCGACGTGATCTGGCCATTGGTGCCCATCTGCTGGAAGACCTTGCGGCCTTCGGAGGTGAACCAGAACGGCGGATTGCCCCAATTGATCTTTCCCCAGCACGCAGTGTTGAGGTAATCCCAGCGCTGCATGTGCGCGTGGATGTTCTCAATCACCTCGCAGCCGTTGACACTGGGGTCGCCCTGGAACAGCAGGTCGTACCCAGCCGGAGCCTTCCCGTCGGGACGAGTGATGGTCATCATCTGACCGGCAATCGCCTCATACGCCGCCTTCTGGCCCGTGTGGGTCTGGATCTTCAGCTTGCCGTTGGTCACAGCCTTCAGCCCGAGAGCCTGCTTGATCTGGTCCATGGGGAGCCGGAGCAAGGGAGGGGTCACGGAGCTCGAAGCCGCGTTGACGCCGTTGGCGATGATGAAGTTGTTGGTGGCGACCGAGCGGTCCAACCCGACCGTCAGACCCGTGGTGGCGTTCGAGAGCCAGTACGGAATGCCGTACACAAAACTGGGCGAGCCGGAGACAAGTCCGGGAGCGCGCAGAATCGAGTTGGCAACCGTGCCGGCGGGAACCGTGTCCACCGTAACGGTCTGGGTTCCGCCAAGACCCTGGCTGACCGAGAGGATGTTCGACGTGCCCAGCAACGTGGTTCCGTTGTAGACATCGACGGCCATGTTCTTCGAGAGCAGCCGTGCGCCGTAGTCATTGTTGTTCAGCGTGTAAATCTTGTTCACGCCGTCCACGGCCGTGATGTTGCCGAGCAGTCCGGTTCCATCGCCAGCGCAGATGAAGATGTCGCGCAAACGGGCGACCGCGTCGATGGTGTCGGCCATCTGCTTCATCACGACATTGACGACCGTGAGGTTTGGCTTGCCCGCGATTTCCGCCAGCTTGGTCCAGCCTACGGGCATCGCCCATGCGACCGGAGCCATCGTGCCAGACTGCCAGCTTGAAGAGCCGGGCGCCGGGAAGTTGACGGCTGGATTGTCCAGCGCAATCGCGGAAAAATTCGCCGGGAGTGCATCCTGGAAGGTGAGACGGTACGTGTGAGCCGACACCATTTCGGCGCGGCCATTCTCAGCGATAAGCTGGTCGAGGACTGAATCGCGCTCCACAAGAAGCTGCGGATCACTCATCACCTGCTCAAGCGCTACGGCAATTGCTCCTACCCCTGCCTGTAAATCGGCCATTTTGAAACTCCTGAAAACTGCTGCGGGTGATTGGGGGTGGGGGTCTCGCTATCGGGCTTAGGCGGCAGTCTGCGATTTCCGTTTCAGGTTCTCGGACAAAATCTCGAAATTCGACGGAGAGCGTCCAAGCGTCTTCCTGAGATCGGCTTCGACCGTTGCTAACTGGTCTTTCTCGCTGATCGTCTGTACGGCCTTCGTCGCCGACATCGATCCGCGAGTTTCGCTTCTTGCTGCCTCAGCACGAGCGGCTGATTTTTCGGCTTGCGCCTGTTGTTTTGCAGTCAGAGCGGAACCTGCTTTGGCGAGTTCCGGACCGGCGACCCGGGCAAGTCCCGTCTGGAAGTACCGGGTAGCCAGCGCCATATGCTTCTTCTGGCGCTCCGGCCCATAGGGCAACTTGTCGATCTTGTCGATCTCGTCCTGGAATCGCGGGTTTTTGCTGATCTCCTTCTGCAAAGCCAGGCGAATGTTCTGCTCGACCGTCTTGCGCGAAAAGTCGTTGAGACCTGTCGCCCGCGACAGCAGGGAGCTGATGCCCGCGTCCATCATGGCGTCGATCCGGGTGTTGACCGTGGTGTTGTAGGT